TTTTTGGGCGTGGGGAGGCGAAGACAATTACATGCAGCATCGGGTAATTCAATGCGGGCTTAAAATAGACCGTCGCAGTTTTTTCCCATTGCAACATCCAAATATTTTGCAAATGGTGGAAGGAATCATGAGAACGATTTCACGATCTGAAGCTGAAATGGTGTATTATAAAACAACAAATGATGGATTAAATACCATAAAAAATTTGAATTATAAAGAAGAAGAGGATGGTATATCCAATGCTGTTCCTTTCCATTTTATCAACGTTGTCCATTTTGATACTGCATACAACCATAATTCAAACACGTATGAAGAACAAAATATTCACGATGAACGGCGTATAAAATTTAAATCGAGGGGAATCGCGGCGGCGGCACAAGATGAACAACAGCGCGCAACACATCAGCAGCAAATATTGGCAGAACAAGAGCAACGTAAATATAGGTTGCATTTACAACAGCAACAGCAACAGCAACAACAGCAACAGCAGCAACAACAACAGCAGAGACGTTTAGAACAAATGCGTATACAACAGCCGCAACAGCAACAGCAACAGCAACAGCAACAACAGCAGCAACAACAACAGCAGAGACGTTTAGAACAAATGCGTATACAACAGCCGCAACAGCAACAGCAACAGCAACAGCAACAGCAACAACAGCAACAACAGCAACAACAGCAACAACAGCAACCGCAACCGCAACCGCAACCGCAACAGCAACCGCAACAGCAACAGCAACCGCAACCGCAACGACTTGTTAGACGTGTAAGAAGAGGATTTTTTTAATTTATTAATTTATTAAAATATTATATTATAAAAATTAATAATGTAATATTTTATAATATATATTATTTATTATGGTATATTTTTTTTATTTTCAGGGATGAATTCGTTTTCTTTGATAACGTGATTTTTATCTTTTTTATTTTTTTATTTTTATTATGACGTTTTGTTTTTCTAATTATTCGTTTTTTATTTTTTTTAGTGTGATTACTGTTTTGCTTATTGTCTCTGTTGTGTCGTCTACTATATTTTATACCTCCGAATAATTTACTTTTTGACAAAAAACTAGAATCAAAATCAATATTATTTAATAATTGTAAAATATACTTGTGTAAATCCATATCAACTCTAACTGCAGCTCCTGTTTTATTTTTTTCTGTATTTCTATATGTAGTTGTATCCTCGAATGCACGTATATTAAAATTACTTTTATCTGGAGTAAAAAACATTCCTATAAGGTTTAATGCAGCATAATTAATTTTGTCATTGATATCACGAATGTCTTGTCTAGATCCTAATACTCTCTGAAAATTCAAAATGAGTTGATCGTATAATTCACGTACGTGATAATTGGATCCTTGCTGGTTAAATAAATGTATACCTTGAAATTGAATTGCTCTAATTATAAATTTTAGTAAACTTGATATATGAATAAAATAAAAATCTTTTCGATTTTCAAAATCAAAGACATTTGTTGAAAACGATTTTAAAATGTTTATAATAATAGTTAAACATTCCTCCAAACCACTTTGTGCGTCTGGAAATTCGAACTCCAAATAGACCTGGTCGCGGAATTCAGGTTCATCTTGGAACAATAATCTTTGTGGTTTGTATTTTAGGTCTAGTAAATGTAACATATTCACTGTTAAATCAGGTTTAGGAACAGCATCAGGAGGAACAATAGCGGCAGCAATACCAGGAAATTTAAAAGTTTCAACGATTTTATCCAAAGTTTTAAAGCTAATATCAGAAACTTCTCCAATGACTCCTTTATCATTAAAAAAAACCTTTACCGTATCGGGAGAACCTCTTGAAATGGATTCATACATGCGTTGTCCTTCTTTAAATGATGTAAACAAAGTCCACGAATAATTATCATGCATGTCGCGTTGGGGTCGAGGAGGAGCTGCATCAGCAATAGCACGAGTTGCGCTCGCATTCGAATTGGGTTTCGCTTCCATTTCCCTACGATGTTCACTAATCTTTTTTAATTCCTCTTCTGGAATATCTGGGTTTTGCTTTTTTTCCCATTGAATATGAATATTTGTCTCAGGAATATCCCATAATAAATTAAATATATGAATAACAAAGGATCGATATTGCATAATAGGATCTATGTCATTATTAAAAATGACGCATACATCGATGTCTGAAGTTTCTTGTGGAATATGCAGTTCTATACATTTATCTCGCGGTAATCTTGAATGACATGCAAGCAGTTGAATAAACGTTCTTCCAATAAATGCAATTCGAACGTGTTCGTGTCGACAGAGGCCACTTAAAAGCGCAAATCCAAATAATGCTCTACTAGTTTGTCCGTTACCTTGTAAATTCATATATTCTGTTAAAGGAGCAGCAGAAGCAGCAGAACGGTCGGTGGGAGTTAATGTTGACAACATGTTTATAATATCTTGGTTTGATGCTTTGCGAACAAACGTCGAAAGTATAAAAAATTGTTTTAAAGTGCAACGAAATATAAATTTAAAACACGAATCACCATTTCCATCGCATAATGATGCAATATTCCGTTCGAACTGTATTAATTTTGCGGATTTTTTTTCAACAGCAGAAGATGCTACTATTTGTGGTTTTAATGGTTCTACTGGTAGTTGTGCTTCTATTGGTAGTTGTGCTTCTACCGGTAGTTGTGTTTTTTTATTTTTTTTTAATTTAGAATTAGTTGCATGAACTAGAGGAGAAACCGCAGGAGGAGTAATCGCAGGAGAAGCAACCTCAGGAGAAGCAACCGCAGAAGAAGTATTCGCAGGAGAAGCAACCGCAGGAGGAGCAACCGCAGGAGGAGCAACCGCAGGAGAAGTATTCGCAGGAGAAGCAACAGATCCTAATAACGCTTGATATGCTTCCACCATTATAGGTGAAAATTTTTCCATGTTAGCCGCCGTCCATGGAAAATTCGAACGAAGTTTTGGCGGTAATTTTTCATTTAGCATGGTTGCGGCAGCTTGATAATTTCCCGATTGGATTGCCTGTGAGAATTCTGGTAACATGGATTGTATATCTTTTTTGAAGCTGTTATTTCGTTGAGCTATGAAAGCTTGTTTTTCTTTATTGGTTAGCTGTGGCTGTTTTGCAAGTTCTTCTCGTCGCATTTGTTCTTCGAGTTCTTGCTGTTGTATTTTTGCAAGCGCTCTTATTTGTTTTGCATCTTCCCGTTCTTTCAGCTGTTCTTTTTTAAATTTGAGTTCACCCAGTCGAAGCGACCCTTCTACAAGTTTTTGTCCTTCCATTTTCATTCTCGCTAATTCTTTTTGTTGCTGTATTTTCTTTCTCTCTTTTATTACTTTCACTTGTTTTTCTTCGTCCGTCGTATAAATTTCAAAATCGGGAACCCGAATGCAGCATTGAGAGAAATCACAATGAAGTACGAGTTTATTATCTTTTGAAACCGAATTTGTTGATGTAAAATTTTCAATTCGCGTACTAAAAACATGTAAAAATCCAAAATAGTCATATCCGCGTTGTTTAAATACGGTATATTTATCTTTTAAATCTTCAATAATGGGCTGCAAAACAGCTTCACTAACAGATGATTTTTGTTTTTCATTCAATTTTGTTCTAACTACTGAAACGAATTGGATTGCATTCGATAGAGTGCCTTCAGACATTGGAGTAAATCCAATATTGCGTCGTACATCAAATACGGTAACGTCTTTTCCTGTTTTTTTCAAACCAGCAACTTCTGCAAGTGTTAATGTTTTTTCTACATCGCCTTCTCTCACAGAAAATATATCTCTTTTTTCAAATTCGCGCACCAACCCACGAGAAACGAACTCGGGATTAATTTGATCATTGTGTAACATTACAGAGTGATTCGGTAAATATAATAAAAAAACTGCAACATGACCCAGTGCAAAGTCGATTTTTTGTTTTTTTCCTTCGCTAGCAGTGCTGCCAAATAGAGATATAAATTTTTGGAACATTTCATTTAAAAAATAAATATAATTTTCAAATATAGTCGAAGAAATCGGATGTAGATTATCGAAATACTTATAAACCATAACATTTGATAAAAATGTCAATGAAACATTTTGTTTATTAAAATGAAAAAATTGCAAAGATGGATCTGGTTCTTGTAAAAATATATACAATTTTGAATACAATAAAACAATCTGAGTTACATTTTTTTGAATCATTTCTTTTTTAGTGGTCTCTGGTAAGGTTCTAATAATTGTAGCATAAAAAATAGAATCAAACAGATACTCTAATAAATTTTTCAGTTGTGAGGGTAAAAATTTTTCCATAGTTCTTTCAATAATTTGAGGATCCATTGTCCCATTCGGAATTCTCACTATGAATGTAAATTTATAACATATCCAAACATCAAAAACAAATTTATAATGCTTTTTTAATTCGCCTTTAATAAATTGTAAAGTTTCTTGTAAATTATTACCATTGGTTAAATAGTATTCGTGAGATAACGCCAGAATATCTTGAGCTGTTAAAAAATGTAAACCTGGATTATCTTCTCTAAATATATCTAAAAAAGTACACTCTGCGGGACCAGCGCATAATAATGATACAATCTGAGGAGGAGTTAAATAATTATCTTCAATATATTTATTAATTATAGCTTCATGACTTTGAGACATATTTTATATTTATAATAATATTTATATAAATATGAGTTATACTATATAAATATTTTTTTATAATTTTTATAATTTTTATATTTTTTATATTTTTTATAATTTATTACATTACATTTGAAAAATTATGCGATTCAAAATGATGCAGTGAAATCGAATATTTCTTCCGTCTTCGTTTTTTCTGCGAGAGCGTATTCGCTGACCCGTTTTTCGAAGAAATTCGTCTTGCCTTCAATGCTGATAAGTTCCATAAAATCAAACGGATTGGAAGAGTTGTATAATTTTTCACAACCTAATTGTAAGAGCAGTCGGTCTGCTACGAATTCAATGTATTGAATCATCAGTTTTGAATTCATGCCGATGAGGCGACACGGCAGCGCCTCGCAAATAAATTCGGTTTCAATTTCCACCGCCTCTTTTACAATGTCTTGCACGCGCGCTTTTTGAACCGGTTTTGCCATTTTATTATACAACAATATTGCGAATTCGGTGTGAAGCGCTTCGTCGCGACTAATGAGCTCGTTGCTGAACGTGAGACCGGGCATTAGACCGCGTTTTTTTATCCAGTAAATGGAGCAGAATGCGCCTGAAAAAAATATCCCTTCAACGCACGCGAATGCGATAAGGCGGGTTTGAAACGAGCTTCGCTTATCATGAATCCACTTTTTAGCCCAATCGCCTTTTTTTTTAATACACGGGAAATGATTTATTGCGTTAAAAAGGCGTCCCCGTTCCTCCTCGTCTTTGACATATGTATCGATTAATAAACTGTAACATTCAGAGTGTATATTTTCCATTGCGATTTGAAACCCGTAAAATGCGCGCGCTTCAGCGAGCTGAACGTCCGACATGAAACGCACCGCCAAATTTTCTAGGACGATTCCGTCGCTTGCGGCAAAAAATGCGAGAATCATGGATATAAAATATTTTTCATCGGGTAAAAGGGTATGCCAATGAGCGCCGTCTTTTGAAAAATCGATTTCTTCAGCTCTCCAAAAACAGTCCACCTGTTTTTTATACATTTTCCATATATCATTATCTTTTAGCGGAAACATTACGTAGCGACTATCGTCTTCGGTGAGTAAAAGATCAGCGAAATTTGTGCCAACGGGTACTGTTTTTTTTGACATTCCTAAATCAATGAACAAGTTATATATTTATTCAACAATATTTTTATATATTCTTTAAAAAATATATAAAATTTAATTACTAAATTTTTCAAAATTAAATTAGAAAATTAAATTATAACTATATTATAAATATAAACAATAAAATAACAAATGAATCATACAGATGACGGTGCCAATTCAGAAACAGATGCAATGGAATTATTTAAAAGAGATATGCATTTGAATCAAATAAAGAATAAATTAGAAGAAAACCGGAAAAAAATGCTTGGAAATAGATTATTATTGAAACAAACGTCGAAAACAAATCCACACTTGGGTGGTCTTGTAAAAGTGTACGATGAATATTATCATACTTTTAAAACGAACATTAAATTGCAAATAAGCGCTTTAGAGAGAATAGTAAAACATTTGAACAAAATGATGGAAGAAGAAAAATATAATGAAGATGAAGATACAACAGAATATGACGACATTAATAACATTATACCGATGCATCAATTAAAAAAAGATAAAAAAATGATGATGAAAGAAATACAAACTCTCAAAAAGTTGTTATCATCATAAGTAAAAAAAAATAAAATCTAAAATAATTGTATAATTATTATTATTATTATTATCTTACATATTTTTTTATCATGTTCTTGATGTTCTTACCCACCGATTAGAAGAAGTACAACTCCAATTATGGCCCAATGATCCGTCCTCTCCTGCAGTACATGTGGTTCCGGGACAAGCACAAATATAACCGGGACACGATCCTACGTCGGTTCCGGCCTGCGGACAACCTAGTTGCATCAATCCGCCCCCATCAATATCAAACCTTACCCTGTCATGGTGCCCGCGTGGAAGTTTCAACATTTTTTTGTCTGATAATTTAATTTCTTCAGTGGATACCTTGAAAACAATGTGGCCTTTACTATTTAGTTTCGCTTTATTGATTACAAACAAATACTTTTTTGAACCAATTTGCATGACGGTTGTGGGATTAAACAAGGGTTTATTTTGATTTTTTAATGATGTGTTCAAAAAATTAATTTTCTGGATCCATTGTTTTACTTTTTGATAGTATACTATTCGATTTTCATTCAATTTTTTATAAACATCAGACCAACTCTGATATACAAGAAATTTATGGATTTCGCTAAATGTAATTTTATATTTTCTTTCATTCAATTGCTTAATATCGATATTGCCTTGAACAACTTGGTCGAATTCGATATCTTTACCGGGCATTATTTATTATTATCTTTATTAAATATTATATATTATAATAAAGATAATAATAAAATCTAAAATAATTATATAATTAATTATATTTATAATTATTTAATGGATTTTTCATTACCGATTACATATGTATTAGCAGTTTTAAATTCGACGCTATCTGGCATTTTAACAGAATATTATATTTCTAAAAAAAATTTATATTATCTATATGGTGCTATATTTTGCAATGTATTTTTAATATTTAATTATATTAAAATATTTATAGCAGATGGTGTCGGAAAAGGGTATTTTTATATTAAAATAATGTCTATTATTCTAGTTACTGTTTACAGTGTTATATTTTTTAATGAAAAATTAAATGGGTATTCTATAATTGGCTTGATTATGGGCATTTGTTCTATATTACTTATAAACCATAAACCATAAATCATAAACAAACCATAAACCATAAATCATAAACCATAAATCATAAACCATAAATCATAAACCATAAACCATAAACCATAAACCATATTCATTGATTAATATCTATATACTTTTCCGGTTTCTCTCAACAAAAGTCCGCGCGGCTTCAATAATTTACACACCATTTCTTTTTTACGGGTGCAGTGTTTTTTCCACATGCGCTGAATGATGCGCAACCAAAATGTTTTATAAATGGCGACGTGTTCGCCGCCTTCAAGTTCGACCAGTTCTATAATTTCCAACGAAACATAATTCTTTTTAATAACTGCATTTTTATAATTTCGAATGACTGGGTGTTGATAACTGGTTGTGTTTATATATTGAACGTATTGTCGTCGTATAATTCCAATGAATCGCGTGATGGAATCGTGATGGTATAAATCATATAGTGTGTGTATGTTTATCGTTCTTAATATTAAAAAATGTGAATCAATATTGGGAGAACTTGATTCATTTTTACCATGAAGATCCGAGTTAAAAAATTCACAAAATGCCAGTTTATATTTTGATGCAAAAAATGACATAGTCATTAAATTAATTATAATCTAAAAATATTATATATCTATCTATCTATCTAGTGATACTGTATTATATACCAATCTATTTATGCATTAATTATAAATTAATTTAGTAATACCGCCATTAATAAATTAATTAAATAAATTAATATTACAAAATATTTATTAATTAATAATTATTTTGTAATATTAATTTTGTATTTTTTCTATTGTTTATAATATATAATATAGAATATATAAATAATTAGTTAATTAGTAAATTAGTAAAATGGTGAATATACACATGAAACTTCCCAAAGTTGTTGAAACAATGCTGCACGATAAAAATGTACTCTACATTGTTGCATTTTTAGCAATTATGAATTTTTTCGGTTATGTTGTTTTGAGAGATAGCTATGCATTATTAATATTTTTATCCGTTGGATTCATATCGACGTACTTTAGTAAAAATATGACGGTTGTTTTACTTTCAACATTGTTATTCACTAATTTTATTACCGTTTTGTCGAGAATGATTGTTGTAAATAAAGAGGGATTTGATGCAACTGCAGCAGATGCACCGGCGACAGATGCGACAAAACCGGCAGTACCAACAACAGATGCACCAGCAGTAGCAACAGCACCAGCTAAACCGGCAACAGCAACAGCAACAGCAACTGGAGCAACTGGAGCAACAGCACCAGCCAAACCGGTAGCAACTGGAACAACTGGAACAACAGCACCAGCACCTGGAGTAACAGGTGCAGGAACATCTATCAAAGCATCAAAGAAGGTTGCAAACGGTAAAATTGCGGAAGCGATGACTGAACTCAGCCCGGCAAGTTTAGACGGCGAAGACGATCTTCCCGTGAATAATCGCGTTGATTATGCCAAAACGCTGGAAAAGGCATATGACAATTTAGATAGTTTGGTTGGCCAAGACGGAGTAAAGGGACTAACGTCTCAAACCAATGTTCTTATGGACCAGCAACAAAAACTTATGGAAAATATGAAGAGCATGGAACCGCTTTTAAAAACGGCGCAGTCCTTTTTAGATAAATTTGAATCGAGTTCAATGGGCAAGCTTTTTGAAAAGATTCCGGGAATGTCATCCATGTTTGGTGGGGCTCAAGCCGGAAACGTAAAGGGGGCAGCGCCTTAAAAATGACATTTTTATAAAAATTATTAAAATAAATAATAAATAATAATAATATATAATTAATATAATTATATATTAACAGTTTCACAATAAAAAAAGAATGAATAACAATTTTAAAACCGATATTGATAGCGTGAATCAAATATTTGAGAATGTATTAAGTAATTATAAATCCAATTATGTGAATTTTCATACAAATGCGACACTCTCTTTGCCGTCTGCAGCATTGGTTCCGCCAACAAGTGATACAGCCGAAGAGACAACAACAACAATGGATAAGAAAAAACCTCGTACTATAAAAGATCAAAAAGATCAAAAAGATCCAAACGATGAAGCGCTACTAAAATATAGGTACGCTGCAAATAATTTACTGGAAAAAGTGAGATCGCAAATTTCTTCGAATTCGAAACAAATATCAACGATCAATACGAATATAACGCCAATTCAGAAACAATATTTGCAGGTTATGGAAACGGGAACTGAACTACACCAAACCAAATTGGCAGCCGTTTCATCATTAGAAGATTATAATGAATTATATAAAACAACCGTTTTTGGGACGCTGATGTATGTTGCAGGTTCTGCATTTATTTTATATTTAATGTATAAGCCAAAAATACAAAGCCAATATTAGCATTTCAAAAGTTAGGTAGTAAAACAGTATTTAATATATAAATAATTAATTATAAATAAAATCTTAATTATTTATAATATAATAATATAATAATAATAATGTCTTTTGAAATTCTTGAACGTATATTTGGAACCAATGACAAAAATAAAAATATAAATAGTGACTCTGTTAGTAATTTCGGTGTCATGCCCATGTATAGTTTACGACAAGGACGTGCATATTTAAACGACGAAGAAAAATTAAACGAAAATGATAAAACAAATGTATATTTAGCACAAAAATCAAACAATATTGGGAATAGAATGATAAAAAAAATGAATAAATACAGTAAAGGTAAAGAAGGGTTCGAAAGCGCCAGTAATGATGCACCCGCTGACGCGGCAACTGCATCTGCATCTGCTTCATCGGCTCCTGCACAAATACCGACAAACGCAACAGACGATGCCAATGTTCAAAAGTTGGATGACACATTTGACTCGAAAATGAACGCATATTCCAACGCGCTTTCTGAATACAACAAGGAAATTTTAACAAACAATAATTATTTCGTTGTTCAAGTGAAGACGCTGACACCGATAAACAGCTGTTTAAATTGCGACGCGTCTTTAGGAGGAACGGGTTGTAGCGCGATGGGTGTTTCTAATTCTAATGGCGACATTCGATTGGCTGCTCCGGATTCCACATCTCCAACGGCAAATTTGCTTCCATGCGTCCACGCGGGTGTAACCGTTCCAGGATGGAGCGCAAATCCGAATGACAGCAACTCTTGCATTGCGCCGCTTGCCGGTCAAAAATGCTGCCCAACAACTATATTCAATGGACAGCCGGTGTGCATAGCAGGATTTGGTAATTACGATGAAAATGCTATGAATGGTTGGATGGGTTCGTGCATTTCACCTCCGTCTCCCGATGAAATCAACCAAAAAATTGCGCTTGCAAATGAATACTGTCAAGGAAACGGAATTGACCTGAATTATTGGAGTAAAAATGCGAATAATTTTACGCTTGTAACTGTGCAAGATCCCGCCAACAATATTCGCCCATTTGCGAAAATGAACAGCGTTCCCGTTTGGATTGTGAACACGTTTACCACGTTGCAAGATGCAAATAAAGCAAAAAATACGCTTGTATTTTCCCCTACCGTTCAAAGCGCGCTAAAATCGACACGCGAAGACATGCTGAATGCGGGGACGGCTTTGATTAAAGCAATATCTTCGAAACAGGTAACAACTTATGCAGATCGGAAAATGATAGAACAAAAATTGAAAACTATCGAAACGAAAATGTCTAAACTCGATTCTCAGGCGCGCGCCATGACGGCGGGAAATGATGATGATGCAACTCCGTCTTCCAGCCACCACGATAAGACCAAGACCAAGACCAAGACCAATAATAACAGCAACAACAGCAACAACAGCAACAATACTAAAGAATCATTCGAAGTTCGCAGTGCTATACCCACGAGTTTAATTGCACAAGAGGAAGACACGCGCATACAATTTAAATCAAATTATGCATATTACACCTTATGGTTTATTATTGCTGTTTTACTAATGATTGTAATGTTTAGCAATTTTTTTTATGATAAAGGTGGAAATGGAGAGAGCGGTAGTAGCGGTGAAGAAGGAGAATCGTCGTCGTCATCATATATGCTGGGTTTTGGAATACTTTCAATGCTACTTTTCATATATTTTATTGTTCAATTTGTATTAGCGCATTTTAATGTTTCTCGGCCACAGCTTCCATTTGAAAGTATAAACCCGTTGTTTGTATTCAATCAGTAATTCTAGTTAAATATGATTAAATATGATTAAATAAATGAAACGAATTAATTAATTTAATAATTTATTTAATCAAATAAAAAATGTACTAAAAAAAAATAATATATATAATATAATAGTCATAATAATAATTAACAATTTATATTTTTAATAATTTTATAAATAAGTAATTGCATGTCTTTAGTTGTTCCCAATTCTCCGAAACAAACGGCTGCATTAACCACAGCACCAACCGTTCCTACTGTTACAGACGAACAAGAACATTCAGAGTCGCCTTCTTTAAGTGGTGGTGGTGATAAAGATTTACTGGATCAAATCTCTCATTTACAAGATTTAGAAAATAAAAAATATGATGAATTGAATATTCTACTTGCTTCGAATCCGACTCCGGATAATATTGCGCAACAAAAATTTTTAATTAACGACATTATGCAGCTATCAACCATGCGCTCTGATTTATTTGATACGCTTCTAGCGCAAGCTCAGAATAATCTTAAAGTGAATACTGTCATGACTTCTAATTTGCAAGATAAGCAGACCATTATCACGCTGAAAGAAAATGATTTGAAGGCAAGAAAGGCCGCGATGGCGGCAGTAAACCAAAAAAATGAAAACGCGCTAAAAATGGTGGATATCAACGTGTATTATAAAAAACAGTACGAAGCGCGTGTTAGAATAATGAAATATATAGTTATTTTATGTTTCCTGATTATATTCTTTGTGGTATTATTGAATTTGGGCTGGTTGCCGCAAGAACTGGTTACTGTTTTAGTAGTAATTATTATTCTTGCAGGCGGTTTATACATTAGTTCGTTAGTGTACGACATGTACCAGAGGAGCAACATTAACTATGATGAATATAATTGGAGCTTTGATTCTCAAAAAATGGAATCCACTATTGCAAAACAGCCCAAGCATAAAAAACGCGAGTCAACAGACCGATCGTGTAGTAACGATAACGATAACAGCGTTTCATTAGATTCCATGTACAAGTCCATTTCGTCTTCGGCTTCGACGATCGAAGATTCCATGTCAGGCAAAGCAACCGAAATTATGGCTGACGTATCGGGGACAACCACGACTACTACCCCGTCTGGTCAATCAAAGATTTCCGAAAGTTTCATGCTCTCATTAATGCCTAAGAATTATTTTTCTAAAAATGATAATAATAATAATAAGGGAATAAAAGCATTTGTTCCTGAAGATAATTATGGTAAAATTTAAAAACCAAATAAATGAAATTTTATTAATTATTTATTATTAAAATAATATAATAAAGTAATACGCTTTTTTATAAAAAATAATAATAATAAGAATAAAAATAATAATAATAAAATAAATTAAGAACGAGAATATGACAGACAATGCCGCGCTTCTTCAAAGCATTCAAAGTATAAATGAACTGGTTACAAAGGCCAATAATTCGTGCGACCACGATTGTTTAATGGCAAAACAAAAGAGCGAATTCAAACAAAAATATTTAGACGCAGAACGAAATTATAAGATGGCGCCCGAAAAATTATCACAAGCCGAACACGATTATCTATTAAATAAAGACGGCCCCAAAAAATATACTGAGCTTTTACGAAGTCGTTATGGAAACAATGCAGACCAGGAAATTTTGAAGTTAAACGACGAACATAAAATGATAATGAATGAGATTAATTTAGGAATAATGAAGATTAGTTCCCAAAATGACGAAATCTATAATTCGACAAACTATAACAACATGCTGACATCCACGAAAACGCGATTAAACAATGAGACAGAGGATAAAGAGAGAGACACCGATGTTAGCAATCGGAAAATATTTTACATGGAAAAACAGATTGATTCGTTTTCGTGGTGGTATTATTTGTTTCGAAATTTGTACTGGATATGCGCAATGGTTTGGATTGCAATAGGTGTTATTTATTATCGCCAATTTACCACGCGGTCTCTCTTCACATTCATAACCATTGTAGCTTATCCGTTTTTTATGGTGTGGCTATTCGTGGCCGCGTATTCTTTCATAAAATATGTGGCCTCATTCATCCCGAGAGACGTATATTTAAAAATTTAGATATAAATTAAAAAAATAGATATTAATAAAATAAATATAAATATATATAGTTACATATTTTATTCACGATTAAAATGAATAGTGTAAATATAAATATAAATGATTTTAAGCTTAAAACAGGAGATTTGTTGGTGTGTGATGATTTACAGCATGACGACTGGGGTCTCTTCAGTTGGTTTATAAAATTTTTTACCAAGAGTGACTATTCTCATGTGGGAATGGTCGTCGTCGATCCCGAGATGACGAATCCCGCGTTAAAGGGCGCATACGTGTGGACGTCTGGCACATCCGACGTTCCGGATGCTGAAGACGGAAAAAAGAAATTCGGCGTTCAGTTTGTCGAATTGGAAGAATTTATAAAAACGTACGGAGGAAAAATATACCTGAGACGACTAAAATGTGAATCGGAAGAACAATATCATAAAATTTTCAATATTGATGTGCTGCGTGAAATTCATCAAGTTGTATATAATAAACCGTATGACGTGGTAGTTGCCGATTGGATTGAAGCGTATTGTCAAAAAGATTTAAAACCGCAAAAAACTTCGAGGTTTTGGTGCAGTGCACTCATCGGATACATTTATACCAAGCTCACGCTTCTAAAAAGCGACCTAGATTGGAGTATACTGACTCCCAGTTTTTTTTCAAACGAAAATAAAACATTCAGCATGTTGCATGGTGCAAAGCTTGAAAAAGAGGAACAAATCTGGGGATAAGGGGATATATGGGGATAAACACAATAAACACAATAATGGAGATAATTAATATAAACCATTTCACTTACATAATAATATAAAAATTGATTTTTATATTATATATAATATAATAAATACACACATACACAATACATAGAAAAATATGAGCAATCAAGACCACCAGGATTGGACCCCCGTCGTATTTAACAAAAAATCAGACAACAACAAGTCAAAAGAAGAAAAGTCGACAACCTCAACTTCTTCGTCGTCGCTGTCATCCGTTGGTGTATATAAGGCATCCGGAGATGAGGATACGAAAAAGACAAAATACATTTCGAAAAATACATCACAGGCAATTACGAATGCGCGCTGCGAAAAAAAAATGACGCAAAAAGAACTTGCGCAAAAATGCAACATGGATGTTTCAATTATTAACGAGATTGAACGCGGTGCATGCGTCTACAATCCGACACATGTGAATAAGATTCAGAGCGTTCTCGGTGTTAAAATTCCGAGAGTATAATAATAATAATATAATAATAATATAATAATGCTATTGTTATGTTTGCACAAAAGCGGGTGTCAGACAACAACCTGCTAATTTATTTTGTCTATATTTATCAAGAGAATTATAACCAGTAAGCGGATAGTTTCTATTTTTTACGTAATAATTACTGGATTCGCTAGTTCCTTGAAAATTGCCGGCATTTGCCATCGTTGCTCCATACGCAGAATAATACGAAAAACCGTTATTTGTAATGGTGTCTGATTTTAGTTTTTGAATTCGAGTACTTCCAGAAACCGCGCCTTGTCGCGCAAATTGCGGATTATTCGGTTTATAAATTGTGCTGCAGTAATTGTTTGGCGGAGTATTCAACTGATTATTGTTGTATATTTTTGGATTTGCGCAGTTTTTGGATTGGTACACTTGAGGACCGCGCGGATCATTATCCGGGTATAAAAATACAAATGGAATGTTGTCAGTTTTGCTAGGATAATATGTGCCGTCTGGCTTTTTAATAGTTGATTCGCGCTGGGCATATGTTCTGCACCTGGACTCCAAATACTGTGATGTTGAGCCATAAAATGATTGGCTCAGCATGGTAATTCCCGATTTTATGACATTATTTTCGGGATTGCATGCAACACACACAGTGTCATATACGCTAGTGTAAATGTTATAACTCGTGTCTTCATTTGCATTTATATCCGGATCGGGAATAGGATTTTGTAACGGAGTTCTTGGATCAATGTCTACAATATCTGGAACGGTGGGTAAATTATTTGCATATTCTATTTCAACGATGAGTGCTGTTCCGGGTATGTCATTATAAATTTCTTCAATTACGGGGGCGCTAATGTAGAATATTGGCACCTCTATTTTACCATTATTTTCCACTTGCGTTCCATTTTTAAAATTGTTTTCATTGTAAGCATTTGCAATCTCAAAAGCATTATGTTCATTAGTAATGCATTCGCATGTGTCTGCATTTGTTTTATAAACGGTTAAACCGGGAGTATCCATGAATTGTACCATTGACATTCTTTTTTGTGTTGAATTGTCGCTTTTTGCATTTGTTGGAACGAGCTGTCTGCGCCAATGTTTCAACGGGCGCGCCTTGAAATCGGGTCCATTAAAATCGCGCTGAACAATATTAGAAGGCATATTATTCGCATTGGGACGATGCATTCCGGGAACAATATTAAATGCCGTATTTACTTTTGTCGCATAATGCGGCTTTCGGGTTGTAACTAAAGTATTTGAACTTTTGAAATTTTGCGGATTATTTATTTTAGGAGTAGTAACATTTGTCATAATTAATAATAAATAATGATAATTATATTTTAAGGATTTTTTTTTATATCATACTATATTATAATATTATAATCATGACAAAATCAATTATTAATAAAAAATATCGTATATCTATTGATACATCAACTATTATGGGAAAAATAGAAAGAACAACTTTAGATGTTTGGGGTTGGGATGTTATGGATGTTCTTAAACACTCGAAACATGGTGAATTATTAGATGGTAATAATGAAAAAATTTTTAATTCTAATTCTATACTTAAATTGAAATGGCGTTATGATAAATATAATAAAAATATTATACATTATGACTTCTATATTAAATTATTTAATAAGTATATTTATTTACATAAGTTAAGATACGATACCATGTATGTTGATAAACACTCTAATATTATTGGAAAAGGATTTGCATTTGATACACCAATATTCGACTTTCGTCTTGATAAAGTTTAACTTATTCTGTCCGTTTTTACATTACACTTGTTTATTTATTTCAACATTAATTTTTTTATTAATTATATATAAAAAAATTGAATTTTTTAATTGTAAATTATATTTGAATACGAATCGATTTAATATGGATGCTGACACAGTTTCACCAACGGCAATACCGGCAACAGTTGCACCTTTGAACCATGATGGAAATGATACCAAATCCAAGATATATATTCACGAAGACCATGATTTCAAGGCGCACCCCGAAACAGTGTATTTCTGTAACGGTACTCAACCAATTGAATTGGGCATGTTTGTACACAATCATAAAAAATGGAGTGCTGGAATTCAAGGGTGGGGGGATGGAGAGTGCAAATTCACAAATCGCAAATTCAATCGCGAATGTCCATACAGTAGCGTTTACTACTATGGCGTAAAAGAAACACCCGGCACAACGATTGGTCCCGAATACGATTTTGATAAACATCCAAAAGATCGGGTGTATTATCGCATAGATGGAAAAGGGCGGGTCATTACGTTGGGAAGAGTGCTGGATCATGGTTATCCGTACGATGCGGGATTTCATGGCTCATCAAATGGATTCGCAATTTTCGAATTTGACAAGAGGACATTCAGCGGTTACGACTGTCGAATGACATTGCCTGTAAAATACAAGGTATACTTTTTAGAATAATTAAATTATATAATTGTAAAAAGTATGATTTTAGTTTGGTGATAAAGTTTATTTTTTATATTTTCTTGTTGAATGACGGCGACTGCGATGACGACGTTGTTGTTGTTGTCTTGTTTGTCGTGTTTGTCTTCGTGAACTCTTTTTTTTTCTTTCTCTTTCTCTTTTTCCTCCTTCCGTTTGATTTAATTGATTTAATAAGCTTATCCCTATCATCTCTTCCTTCTCTTTCTCTTCCTTCTCTTTCTCTTCCTTCTCTATCCCCTCCTGTATGTCTCTCAATTCTTTGGCCCTGATTTCTGCGCCTGAAAAATGTGTTGTGTCTGCAAACTTTATACCTGGATATCTACTGTCAAATAAGGGGTTATTAAATCTTTTATCAGGATAAGGTTGAAGACGTTCAAAACGGGTAGCTGGATAATACACATCGTCTCTTCTTGATGGCGGTCGTTCTGCTGCTGCTGCCACTTCTGCTGCTGCTGCCACTTCTGCTGCTGCTGCTGCCACTTCTGCTGTTGCTGCCACTTGTTCTGCTGTTTGTGGTGGAACGAATTCAACTGCTTTATAAGAATTGAGTATTCTATCTGTTGAACTACCAGGCAAATATCTACCTCTCGTCATTCCCATTGTTCCCCTAGCACTAATACTAGATCCTCTTCCTCTTCCTCGATTCATATTTTATTCCTAAAATGTTTATAAATAATTATAATTCTATAGTATATATA